CTAATTCATTTTATCTTCTGGGTAGATTATTAAACTGTAACAAGTACTTGATTTGTGCTTTTCTTTTGTAACAAATACAAAAGAATCATCATATGGCAATATACAATAATAATCCAGAGATGGTGATACCGAAATATTAAATTTCGCAGACTCCTCAATAGATGCCGCATATGATTCTTCATATACTACTTTATTATCTTTTACAAATAAAATCCTTGATCTAAAATTTGACTGAGGATCATACTCAATTTTCCAAATATCTTCCAGTGTTTCAGAAGAATATCCCATTGCGAAAAAATCAGCTGAAGCAATAATTGCTCTATCCCATTCAAAATTGGTAACGGTTTTCAATTCGACCATACATTCATCGTTTCCCGAAGTTTCGATCTCATCTATTATACCTTGAGCTACCGAACCAAGTTCGTTTTCTTGGCATTTTGAAATAGATACAACGGTTGTAAATGCTATGATTAGAAATATAATGATAAAAACACACTTTAATTTTTTCATGGCGAGTTAACTCCTTTTTTTCTTTGTCTTACGATATCTGCAACAGTATTAATGTCGCCTCTTAGTTCATTTTGATCCAAGAAAAATTTTTTTAATTGCTTCCCCTTGCTCGTCTGTCAAATCACTTTCGTAATTTGTTGCTTCATACTCTTTTTTCATGTCTCCTATTATATCACTTTTTCGCTATGAACACAAGCTCTATGTAGCCTGCCACGCAAAACGCAAAAAACTGACACGCAAAACGAAAAAAACGCTCCTGAACACCACGTTCAAGAGCGTTTTTTACTACCTATAAACGGCGTTTCACCGCTGTTTTATCTGTTCAATTTCTCGTCAATGCTAGCAATATGCTGCAAGATCTGCCCCAGCATATCAGTGTCCTTCCCAGTGTCCAAAGTGTCCTTCCCAGTATCCGCCGCCGAAGTGGTTGTTGCATTTTTTGCAAATCCATTCAGCCCCGCATTTTTGATGATCGCCGGATAATCCCGATACGCATAGTCCAGATCCACATCGCCGACAATGCCGGAAACGCTGCCTTTCCAACTGTACTGCCACAGCCCGTAATTTCCGGCATAAGACGATCTGCTCACATCCACATGAGAAAGAAACACGTCATACCGTTTTTTTACATTGTCCCCGATATAGCTTTCCAGAGCCGACTTGAACGTATAAATTGCCGCATAATACCCGGCAGATTCCAACGCACTGCAAAACGCCTGACACAGGGCATCTGCATTTTGCAGACTTGCCTGTTCTTCAATGTCAAAAGCAATAGGATACTCGAACTGTTTTCCAGCCAGAGCAGACAGGCACACAGCAGCCTCCTGCTCCGCTTCTGCGGCTGTTTTGACGTAGCTGTACCAGTACGCCCCGCAGGGGATTCCAAGCCGTTTGCACTCGCTGTAGTTTCGTTCAAACTGCACATCGATCTGGCTGGATTCTTTCCCAAAACCAGCCCGTAAAATCGCAAAATCCACCTGCCCCGACGCTTTGATCTTTTCCCAGTTGATCACGCCCTGATGTTTGGAAACATCGATCCCTTTTGCCACAATTTCAGATGGTTGCGGCTGTGTCTTTGCAATGCCGAAATAGCGGTAGAAATCGCTTGTCACCGTGCTGGTGCCTTTGGTTTCATCACCATACCATTTTGCCCCTGTTCGCACATCCAGATGCACCGAAGTATAAGCACTGGTGATATTGGCAATGCCGCCGAAGCCCAGATCCTGAGCCTTGCAGCACACCGTCTTTGCGGAAATGATACCGCCGGACTTGTCGTAGCACACCACGTCCGCCGCCGTGCCTTTGGTGTGCTGTCCTGCTCCATTGCCGCCAACTGCCTTGTCATGTGCTGCACAGCGGTAGCCGCTGTTGACGATGATCTTGCCACAGTCCAACGCCGCATACAGCTGTTCGAGCATCGAAATCAGCTGTTCCGACACCTGAAACGTGTGCGGAGAACTGCATTTGCAGCGGAATTCTCTGGCACAAAAATGAGGCGAAAGCTGCGGATTATCTTCATACGCATATTTTGCCATTTCATCAGCTCCTGAACTGCTTGAAAATCTGATTTGTTCCCGTTGCTGCCAGTCCGGACACAATGCCGACTGCTGCCGCAGACAACACATCCTGCACCGGAAAATCCGGCATCCAGAACAACGCTGCAATTCCCAGAATGCCGCCGGAAATACCGCAGATGACCGGAATCCATTTGTTGTCCAAAGATGTGACTTTTACGATCTCCGCCGCCAGATAGCAGATGATTGTGATCGCTGCGACTGCTGTAATACCCAAAACTTCCATCATGTTTCCTCCGTTTCCGTTGTTGCTTCATAGTCGCCAGAAAGCAAAACCAGCATTTCCGGTGTGAGATTCCCAGAAGCAAAGATCTGATATTGTCCATTTTCCAATTGTGCCGCCTGAATTGCCGCATCGCCCCAGCTGCTCCGCTGGATCGCTTTGCCGCTTTTCAGCTGCTCAACTGCTTCGATCAGGTT